GTGGGAAATTATCGACTTTCCAGCAATTCTCCCATCTGGAAACCCATTATGGCCCGAATTTTGGAGCTTAGAAGAGCTAGAAGCTTTAAGACTAGAGCTTCCGCTGTCAAAATGGAACGCCCAGTACCAACAGCAGCCGACTTCGGAAGAAGGAGCCATCGTAAAACGGGAGTGGTGGAAGCTATGGACAGATGAAAGACCGCCAAAATGTAATTTTGTGATTCAGTCTTGGGATACCGCCTTCACAAAGAACGAAAGAAGCGACTATTCAGCCTGTACGACTTGGGGTGTCTTTTATATGAACGACAATGAGAGCGATCCCAACGTTATTTTGCTAGATGCGTTCAAAGAACGGATGGAATTCCCAGAACTAAAGGAGCGGGCGTACCAATATTATATGGAATGGGAGCCAGACGCCTTCGTTGTGGAGGCAAAAGCAGCAGGTTCCCCACTAATCTATGAATTAAGACAGCGAGGCATACCAGTTCAAGAGTTTACTCCCACTAGGGGGAATGATAAGATAGCTCGTATTAATTCGGTGTCAGATCTGTTTGCGTCTGGGAAAGTGTGGGCGCCAGCAAAACGATGGGCGGAAGAGGTAATAGAAGAGATGGCAGCATTTCCTAATTCTGAACATGATGACTTGGTGGACTCCAGTACACAAGCATTGATTCGTTTTAGGAAGGGTGGATTTATTCGTTTACAAACAGACGAACCAGATGAGCCTATTTTATTTAGGCGTAAAGCAGCATATTACTAAGGAATATTATGTCAATTGAGAAAAGTCTATACCAAGCCCCAGTAGGGATTGATTCTATACCTACAGAACCTGATATCGAGATTGAGATCGAAGACCCAGAGTCAGTCAAAATTGGGGTTGACGGCATGGAAATAGAGATTGAGCCTTCCGAACCATCAGATAAAGACTTTGACGCAAACCTTGCGGAATATATGTCCGAAGGGGAGATGACCGAAATTGCAGGAGATTTACTGGGAGATTTTGAAGACGACATCTCGGCCCGTAAGGACTGGATCCAGACTTATGTAGACGGACTAGAACTTCTCGGAATGAAGATCGAGGAAAGAACCGAGCCTTGGGAAGGTGCCTGTGGAGTCTATCACCCCCTCCTTTCCGAAGCACTCGTAAAGTTCCAAGCCGAGACTATTATGGAGACTTTCCCTGCCGCTGGACCAGTAAAGACCCTGATTGTTGGCAAAGAAACTCCAGAAAAGAAAGACGCTGCCCAGAGAGTTCAGGATGATATGAATTATCAACTGACAGACGTGATGACGGAGTACCGCCCTGAGCATGAAAGAATGATTTGGGGATTGGGTCTTTCAGGTAACGCTTTTAAGAAAGTATACTTTGACCCCGCCCTAGACCGCCAAGTGTCAATGTTTATTCCTGCCGAGGACATCGTAGTCCCTTATGGAGCTTCTAGTCTAGAGCAGTCCCCCCGTGTAACCCACGTCATGCGAAAGACCGAAAACGAAGTTAAGAGACTTCAGTTTGCAGGCTTTTACAGGGATGTAGAACTTCAAGAGCCTAGTGGAGCCTTGGACGAAGTTGAGAAAAAGATTGCCGAGAAAATGGGTTTTCGGGCAACTTCGGATGACCGCTACAAGCTCTTAGAAATGCACGTAGACCTAGACCTTCCAGGATATGAAGACGAAGAAGACGGAGAAAAGACAGGCATCGCTCTTCCGTATGTCGTAACGATTGAAAAGGGTACACAGACTATTCTGTCTATCCGTAGAAATTGGAGACCAGAAGATGACACTCATCAAAAAAGAAACCATTTCGTCCATTATGGATATGTTCCAGGCTTTGGTTTTTATTGTTTTGGGCTTATCCACCTTGTCGGTGCTTTTGCTAAGTCTGGTACTAGTCTTATCAGACAGCTTGTCGATGCAGGTACATTATCGAATCTGCCAGGTGGCTTTAAAACCAGAGGTCTGCGAGTTAAGGGAGACGATACCCCAATTGCCCCAGGCGAATTCCGTGATGTTGACGTACCGTCAGGAGCAATAAAAGACAACTTAATGACGCTTCCTTACAAGGAACCAAGTCAAGTCTTGTATTCACTCCTAGGGACAATCGTAGAAGAAGGACGTAGATTCGCTTCCGCTGGTGATATGAAGATTGCGGATATGTCAGCCAACGCTCCTGTCGGCACGACTTTAGCAATTCTAGAAAGAACCCTTAAAGTCATGTCTGCGGTGCAATCCCGTATTCATTACTCAATGAAACAGGAGTTAAAGCTTTTAAAAGAGATTATTCGAGATTACACACCACCTGACTACAACTATGAACCTGAAGAAGGCAGCCCTCGTGCAAAACAGTCGGACTATGATTTGGTCACGGTTATCCCTGTCAGCGATCCAAATGCGGCAACAATGGCGCAAAAGATCGTACAGTATCAAGCAGTACTCCAACTGGCTCAAGGTGCGCCACAGATCTACAACCTCCCCCAACTACACAGACAAATGCTAGATGTGTTGGGAATTCGCAACGCCCAGAAGCTTATCCCTCTACAAGACGATCAAAAACCAAAGGATCCAATTACGGAGAATATGGATGTCTTGAAAAATAAGCCATTAAAAGCCTTTATTTATCAAGATCATGAGGCTCATCTTACGGCACACATGAACTTTATGAGTGATCCATTAACAATGAAGACAATCGGACAAAACCCGCAAGCTCAGATGATGGCTGCTGCGTTACAAGCTCATATGGCAGAGCATTTTGGCTTTAAGTATCGTCAGTTAATTGAGCAACAGCTTGGAGCGCCATTACCTTACCTTAAAGAAGATGACGATACCATCCCAGAAGACTACGAAGTTCAGATTTCTAGGCTGGTGGCTCAGGCTTCTTCTCAACTTCTTCAACAAAATCAAGCTCAGGCGGCTCAACAACAAGCCCAGCAACAGGCTCAGGATCCAATTATTCAGATGCAACAGCAAGAGCTTCAGATTAAAGCACAAGACGTCCAGAGAAAAGCTCAGAAAGATCAGGCAGATGTTCAACTCAAACAAGAGCAAATTAATGTTGAACGAGAGCGAATTTCTGCTCAACTAGAGCTTGAAAGCACTAAAGCGGGTATAAAAATGTCTTCCGAAAAAGATAAGTTAAGCAGTCAAAATCAACTTGAGGGCATGAAAATAGGCGTTGATATTGCCAAATCTAGAGAATTAGGGGGTAGGAAATGACAGAAATAGAAGTTTTGATGGGTCAGATAGACGAAAAAGCTGACCAATTAAAGAATGCTGTGGTGGTTGGAAATATGGATCACATACAGTATCAACGAGTTTGCGGGGAGATTCGAGGTCTGCTCACAGCAAAGGGTTACATATTAGACCTCAAAGACAAAATGGAGAGATTGAATGACTGAATTACTAATCGGATCGACCACCGATGATGTAAACGATGTAACCGTATTGCCTGAGACGGACGAAGAGAAGGCAAAACAACTACCTAAACCCTCTGGATATCGCATTTTATGTGCCATCCCAGACGTGGAGAGGGAGTATGAAGGCGGCATCATAAAGACAGACGAAGCTGTCCGATTTGATGAGCTTTTAACAACAGTCCTATTTGTAGTTGATTTAGGTCCTGATTGCTATAAAGATCAAAGCCGTTTTCCCAGCGGACCTTGGTGTAAAAAAGGAGACTTTGTCCTTGTGCGCCCCAACGCTGGAACTCGTTTAGTGATACATGGGCGTGAATTCCGCATCATCAACGATGATTCTGTGGAAGGCATCGTAGACGACCCCCGTGGTATTAAACGTAAATAGGAGCCATAAATGTCTGAAAATAAACAAGAAATGAAAGAATACACCTTTCCAGATGAGGAAAAACTTGATATCGAGGTGGAAGACGACACCCCACCAGAAGATAAAGGTAAAACCAAATCTCAACCTGAGTATGTAGAGAGTCTCGAAAAAGACGAATTAGAAGAATACTCAGACGATGTAAAGCAGAAAATTGCTGGCTTTAAAAAGATTTACCATGACGAAAGACGGGAAAAGGAAAAAGCGTTGCGAGAGCAACAAGAAGCCATTTCCGTTGCCCAACGTCTTTATGAGGAGAACAAAGCCCTCAAAGGTAAAGTCAATACCAGCGAAAAGGTAGCCGTTGATTCCTTTAAGACTTCCGCAGAGCGTGAATTAGATATGGCAAAGCGGGAATATAAGGAAGCGTATGAGTCGGGTGATGCCGATAAACTAGTGGACGCTCAAGACAAAATGACGTCCGCTAAGATGAAGGTGGAAAAAGCTTCCAATTACGCTGACAATATTAATCATCGGGCCTCTTTACAAGAAGAGGAAAATAATGTAAAAATACCTCAACAGTCTGAAAAACCTGTTCGTGACCAAAAAGCTTCGGCTTGGCAAGAGCGAAACTCTTGGTTTGGTCAAGATGATGAGATGACGAGTCTCGCCCTTGGTTTGCACGAAAAGCTAGTCAAGGAAAATGGGATGGCTTACGCCACGACTGACGAGTATTACAAACGTATTGACGAAACAATACGTAAACGATTCCCCGAAAATTTCGAGGACGTAGAAGACGAAAAACCTCGTTCGAAACCGAGTACTGTAGTCGCTCCAGCAAGTCGCAGCACATCTTCGAAAAAGATAAAGCTGACCACTTCGCAGCAAAATATCGCTAAGAAGTTGGGACTTACAAATGAGCAATACGCCCGTGAACTTTTAAAAATGGAGAATTAAAATGACTAAGAAATTAGATAGAGAATCAGAAACCCGTGCAACAAGCGAACGTCCTACGCAGTGGGCGCCAGCAGAATTGCTGCCTGAACCCGACAAACAGGCTGGGTATTCGTATCGTTGGATTCGTACTTCAACGCTGAATCAGGCGGACCCCCGCAATCTCTCTGGGAAACTAAGAGAAGGTTGGGAACCTGTGGCACTTGAAGAACAACCCAAATTCCAACTGCTAGTTGATCCCAATAGTCGCTTTAAGGACAACATTGAGATTGGCGGATTGTTGCTTTGCAAAACTCCAGAAGAGTTCGTTGAACAACGTAATAAACATTACCGAATTCAAGCCGAAAGTC